GTACGGCACCCGTGCGCCGCCCGCCATGACACGCGCCCGTCGCGCTTGGCGAGCTGGGCGCACGGATCCCGCGAGCCGTCCCGACACGCGCGGCGCGCGCGGGATCGCGTCGGCAGCGACGAGCCGCCCCGCGGCCGCGTGCGCGTCTTTTAGGTCTGACAGATCGACGCTCGCCCGGTTGAGCGTGCGGACGAGATTATTTAGACCCTGTACGCGTACGGTCTGCCCTGCCATGCGTCACGCGGGCGCGGGCTCGGACGCGCGGGCGCTCGCCGTACCGACGACGGGCGGCGTACGCACCAGCGGCGCGGTGAGCTGCCACTCAAAGTCGGACGTGATACGCGTGTTGACGTCGCCGCCGTACGTCTCGGCCGGTACCTCTATCCGTACCGTGCCCGAAAGTGTCGGGCCCGCGACGTTCGGCGTGTACGTGAACGCGACGACCTCTAGGTCGTGGTCGTAGCAATACTCGACGATCGACAGACCCGCGGCCGCGGTCCAGTCTTGAATGATCGTGCCCGCGAGCGAACGGCCCGAGAGCTTGCGCCCTTTCGGGATCTGATCGCCGCACAGTGTCTCTACCGCGTCGCCGTCGTCGTCGTACGCGCTATTTATTCGCGCGTTCGTGACTTGGCAGGACATATCCATATCGCCGGGCGTCGTGCCGAGCGTGAGCACGCCATCCTTTAGGCGCGATTCTTCAATTGCCATTGCTAGACCCCCTCGTCGAATTCGATTCGATAACCGGGTAGGGCGGGCGCGTCGTTCGCGAGTACGTAGCTCGTTAGCGTCATGCGCTCGACGGGTAGCACGCCCGCCACGACGTCGGCGAGAGCGTCGAGCGCCTTATGCGCGTCGGCGTTACCGACGCCGGGTACGAGCGCCATAACGTGCCATGACGCCGTATAGCCGCATCCGACGTCGTACACGCGGTCGGGTGGCGGTACGAGAACGCACGGCGGCGTCGCGCTGCGCGGGTCCGCGGTTGCGTTCACGCCCGCGGCTTTCAGTTTGTCGACGATCGCGAGCGCGGCGTCGTAACTGCTCACGCGATAGCCGACCGCTGATATTCGCCCAGCTCTAACAGACTCCGAAATTCGGGGTCGAGTCGCGGCAGCAGCGACACGCCGAGATCCGCGAACGCGGCGACGCCCTGCACGCTGCCGCGCCGCCCGTACAGCCGGGCCGCCTCAACAAGCGCGGCTTGATCCGCGCGCGGCGGCCATACCGGAAGCACCGTGCCGTCGCCCGGATCGAGTACGAGATCGGGCCGGTACTGCCCGACGAGATCGTTAGCTGCCGCGACCGCCGCGCCCATTGCGTCCGCATCGACGGTCGATGCCGGATCAATGCCGAGATACGTACGCAATGTCGCGACGGTCGCGGGCATAGCTAACCTCCCCGGTTCACTTGCCAGCCGACGCGCCAGAGCGCGCGACTGCGCCGACGCTGCATTTCGCGGCGGCTTGCGGTTCGGGCACCGTTGCCAGAGCACGAATTTCGGCGAGCAGCAGCAACACGTTCCGAATGAAATTGTCGGCGTGCGAATCGGACAGATATACCGACGTCGAACCGCGATCGAACACGGTTACGGCCTGCTGAAAATCGCCGACGTACGCGGTACCGGCTGGCAGCTCGGACACGCCGACGATGCGCAGTCCCCAGAGCCCCGCGGTTTGCGTCGGGCCGAGCAACGTGCCCGCCATGATCGCGAGATCAATGTCGGCCGCGTCAACCGGATTCAGTAGCACCGCGTTCGGCGTGTACCCGTTGCTCTGCACGGTCGCGAGCCCTTGCCGGATCGTGCCGAGCAGCGTGTCGCCACCCGCGGCCGAACCCGTCGTCGGCGGGATCGGTGCGCCCGCGAGCGCAACCGCGATATCGGCCTCAAGCTTGCGGAAAATGCCTGCCCGTAGCCGCTGCTCGACCATCGCGCGTATCTGCGGAATGTCCTCTAACGCTTGGCGCGTAATTTCTTTCCAGTGCGCGATCGTGTCGAGCGTGTCTGACGTCGGCGTCGCGGTCATCGTCATTTCGGGCTTGAGCGCGCCCTCAGCGACGACGCCCGCCGCGGGTGGCGGCTGGGGCGCCCATTGCACCCACGACACCGCGTTACCGCTCACGGGTACGTGCCCGCAGACCGCGAGTAGCGGCGTCGGGAAATTCGGCGTCGGCGGCGAGTAGATATACGGAACGACGATTCCGTCGCCGGTATCGATCGGCGCGCGGGTCTGCAGCCGATCGACGGCCGAGCGTGTCTCGTACACGCCGGGCAGCTCGACCCGTTGCGACGTACCCGCGCCCGGATAGTTCGCGAACGCGTCCGAATCGACGAACGTATCGCCCCAGCCGACGGGCTCAGCGTTGCGGCTCTGCATACGCCCGGCTGGCCGACGCGGTTCGTCGTCGTCGTCGTTGTGCAGCGTGTCACGCAGCCGCGAGTACGCCCGCTGGCTCTCCGCTTGCGCGGAGTATTCGGTGAGCTGGCTATCGATCTCGGCGCAGCGTGTCTGCCACGCGGTGAGACTGGCCCGCTCGGTATCGGTTAGGTCGCGTTCGTCGGTCGCGGCGTGTTCCGCGAGATCGGTCGCGGATTGCGTGAGCGAGTCCCGCTCGTCAGTCAGTCGGCGCAAGTACGTGAGCATCCGTAGAACCTCCCGAATATGCGACGCGCAACGCGTGCTACGCGTCGAGCCATTCGCACGGGTGCCTACGGGTGACCCTCTCGCCGTCGGCGGCCGTTACCGGGTGCCGGGTGGCGGGGTCGGCCGTCGCGGCCGAGCTGCTGTAGTTACCGACGACGATACGCCAACGGCGGTATCGGGTCGAGATTGACGTCGGGCCGAGCGCGGAACGGTGCGAGGATCGCGTCGAGATCCTGCGCATTACGCACCGCGAGTAATGCGCCGTCGTACGCCGGAACCGCGACGAGCGAAACCTCTACCAGCTTCGCCTCGGTGATTTCCCGTACGCCGTCGGCGCCGCGGGTGGCGTTCAGCGGCATCCAGCCCGCCGACATAGCGCCGAGATAGCCGTCGCGGCAATCCTCTAGCAGTCGGTCGCCGAGATCGCCGTGATTCACGACGAATTCGCCGAGCAGCCCCTCGGGCCCGTCGTCGAACGAGCGTGAGAGCCCGTAACGAATGCCCGTCGGGCGGTCAGTCGTTCCGCCCTGCTTCGCGTGGCCGCGCAGCAGCGGAATTTTCGCGCCGCGCTGCCGTATCGATTTCGCGAACGCGCCGCGCCGGATCCGTTCGCCGTTCGGGTCGGGCGTCAGAAACGAAACCTCGTCGTACGGGGCGACGACGCCCACGACGAGCCGTTTCGGTTCGTCGACCTCGCGTAGCTCCATATGTAGCTCTAGATCCATCACGCGACCCCCTGCGCGCCGAACGGCGCACGATCCTCTAGCGCCCGTACCTCGTCGACCGTGAGCCAGCCGCCCTCAATTGCGAGCTTGTAGCCCTCGTACCGCGATTTCGTATCGGCGCGCAGTAGCCCCTCGGTCGCGATTTTGAGGCCGGTACCGCGCGCCCATTCCGACGAGAGCACTGACTCGATACGCCGCTGCCATTGGAGCAGCGTGAACGTCCGTAGCTCGATCATGCGGCTCTCGACGTTCGCGTACGTCGAGCTGTCGCCGGGTACGCCGAGCATGTACGGCGGCACGTCGCACGCCAGCGCAATATCGCGCAGCGCCCATTCCCGCGAGCTATTGAGCTGCGCATCGACGGGCGAGATAGCGACCGCATGAAAATCGGTCGTAGCGTTGAGTACCGCGATCGAGCGGGCGGCGCCGCCATGCTGCTTGAGCCATGCGGCCTTGAGCGCAGCCGCGGCGTCGGGCGTCATATTCGGCTGGCTCGATTTCAGATAGCCCGCGGGTACGCCCGACTGGAATACGCCCGACGCGTACGAGCGCACGGTCGCGGCGAGCCCCAGCTCGAGCCCGTGCGTGTCGATCACGCCGCGGCCGTGACCCTGCCAATACGGCGGTTTTCCGCGTAGGTGCAGGATCGAGCCCGACGGCAGCGGCACGTCGCCGACCCAGTACGTGCCCGCTTCGATCTGCACGTCGTGCGGGTGTAGCTGCCAGAGCGGCGGCTTCGGTGCGCCCGCCGCGTCGCGCACGGGCAC